GGATAAGACATGTACTAAAATGTTTTTAAGAAAAATTCGTCAATATAATCTAACCGATTTACATTCAATACAATACTGTGGTAATTTAACAGTGTTACGTGATGTATATCGTGATTTTTATATGTATAAACAAAGACTTAAAATAATTTTAAGAGAATTTATGTGTGAATGGATTTGTAAAATTAAGCCTTCACCGGTTTTACCTTTTACTCATCCTAACTATTGTCGTTTTCGTTTCTTCACTAATCCTGTAGGAACTCGATACAATAGTAAAACCTATAAACGTCTCTTAAATTATTTACGTCGCCTAGATAAATCATTGAACAAATCTATTCCTGGATTTGGTCATTATTTTATACCTGGTGATAATCGCTACTCTGTACCTATGAAGTATTTTAACCCTGAAGTTGGAGATGATGATTTTCAATCGTCTTCCGAATCTTGGTTTAGAATACCTATTGGTATTACTGGTGAAAGTAAATTGTTTATGCTTGAAGCTCTTAAATTAGTAAATGAAAATTTTGGTAAAAATAATCTTAATCCGACTGTCAATGTTAGTTCTCCATTTATGGAAAACTTAGTTGATAAGTTGGGTGATTTTACCGAAACTCATGTTTATAAAATAACATGTATGTTTTTTATTACTGGATTATCTTATATGAGTTATGAATATGATTTAGGATTCCCAGGCAAAGCTTTAATCTTTGCATTACAATCCTTATTATCATTTACTCTACCAGATGACCCTATTTTAGAAACCGTACAAACAATAGTAAAAACTATCCCATTTATTATTCATAAAAAACAAAATTACTTTAACCCTGAAGTTGGAGAAAACACTACTGATACAATTGCTTCTGCAATTTTATCTTATGTGTATGTCTCTGCCTTTGGAAAATGTGATCGCTCTTCCCTTATGAATTTTATTGATAGTTTTATTAAAAATACAAAAGATGTTAGTAGGATTAAATCCTCTACTGATGTCACAGTTGAACATTTCTCGAAATTGATTAGTACATTTTGTAATTATCTCGCGTCGTCTACCGGCCTTGAATTTTTACGAAGTGTTAATAATCCTTATCCCGAAATTTCTAATCTTTACATTGATTTTAATAAAATTGTTGATGGTGTTGCTGCTAAGAAAGCTTATGACCGTGATGACTATGATCTTTTGAATATAATAATTAATAAATTACGACATTTAAAAAGTTCAATAGTTGTTACTCGTCATACTGCTGATCAACACAAAGCGTTAGACAATCTTACAAATATGATTCGTTTATTTGAATCAAAATTTGTAGGAATGTCTTTTGACAACCGTGGCTTACGGTGTGCGCCCTCAGGTATCTTTTTCTATGGAGGACCCGGTGTTGGGAAATCCTTGATAATGATATTTGTTATGCATGCTATAGCTGCGGGAGTCATGCCTCTCCGACGCTTTCAACAATATAAGAAAAATTATAAAGATGAAGTATATAACTGGGTAATGGAATCTAAATTTCAAACCGGCTATCGTGGCCAATGGTTTGTAACTTTAGATGATGCTTTTCAATTAACTAAGCATTGCCTGGAAGGGTGGGAAACTGCCTTTGCTATACTTCGTATGATAAATAATAATGAATATGTAACAGAACAAGCTCATTTGGATTTGAAAGGTGTAGATGGATTTTGTTCCAATTGTGTTATTGGAACAGCCAATGAACTCTACCCTGAATTTCCCGAATTAGCTTATATGTATGCAGTATTTCGTCGTTTGCTTGAAATAATTATGACTGTTAAATTAGAATTTGCTCGTGAAGCTGAACATAATGGTGATATATTACAGCGAAAGCTTGATATAACTAAATTACCAAATTATGATTCTGAACATCCTGAAAATACTAAAGTCTATTTTGATGCATGGGAATTTTATTTGTTTGATCGTGAAAACAAAAAATATCATACTCCCATGCATTTTCATCAAATGATTGAATACTGTGCTACATACGTAAAATCTAATTTAGCTCGACAACGTGCTTTGATTGATTGTTCTCAAGGATTTTTAGATGAGTTATATCATTTAAAACTTGAAGTAGAACATGAAATAGTTGAAGACGAAGTTGTTGTCGCTGATATGATTGATGCTACATTAACCCCAAATCAAAATAATATAGTTAGACTTATGGCTGTGGAAAATAATATTAATTTTCACTCTGCAGTTGAAGTCTATAAAAAGATTAACTTTGAAGAACTTTCTATTAATGAATTCAATAATGTTTACTACGCTCATGTGTGTACCGAAGTTAAATCTCGGTTTGCTGTGTGTTATCAAACATTTACAGAATTTATTAAAAATAATGGTATATTAATAGCTATTGGTTCTGCTGCTGCTGTTGGTTGTTACTTGTGGATGAATATTTCTCACGAATATTCTCCAGAGTCTGGAAAGACTCGTTCACGAGTAGCTCCTAAAGCTGCTGCTAAATCTTTAAAAGTTATTAATAAATCTGCCATTAAGTTCTTTAACCCCGAGTCAGGTTCATATACTGAAAATACATGTGATATGATTTGTTCTTTAATAAAGTATAATGCATTTCAAGTATATGTAACTGATTCATTGGGTAATCTTATAAAACCTAATTCAATATTTACAATGATTATTTGTGATCGTATAGGAATTTCTTATCGACATTTTTTTGATTACTTATCTGACCTTCACTCTGGTTGGATGAGTACTGATGGAATTGTCACTCCCCCTATTATCGATTTAACAATAAGATTTGTTAGTTATAAAAGTATTCAATATAATATATTATTTACTGACTTGCGAGAACATTTCTTTTATTTTGAAGGAAGTGAAAATGATCGTGGATTTTTTTATTTCCATCCTTCATTTAATATTCCCCCTCGAAGAAATATAATGAAATATTTTGCTAGTCAAGAAGATGTATTATTTACACAAAGATTTATTGCCGGCATGGTTATGATACGTGATGAAACTGATCCCTTTCCAATGGGTGAAGTGGTCCCTAATGGGCCTATTCATGTTGGACATTATCCCATGAGCTTTGGATGGGAACAAACTTTTTGTTCTACTCGTCCTGGTGATTGTGGTGGTGTTTATATAACTGCTGACAATAAATTGAAACCTAATATACCAAAGATATTTGCAACTCATGTTGGAGGTCTCAACGGAAAAATTGGTGTAATGATGTCAATTACTCGTGAAGAAATTGCAATAGCTATTGATGCTATGGGAACAAATAATCTACAGTTAGTAGATGTTTCCACAGTTATAGAATATCCTACTGATGTGGTTCCACCACATTTGGATGTTGAAGCTATTGTTAAATCTGCGAATATACCTCCTCCTGGAGACTATGTTCCCACAAAGTTTTTTGACAAATTTGAATATAAAAATACAAAATTACCCGCGATAGTAACAAAAGATAATTTGACACGTTCTCGTGCTAAATATTCACCTGCTGCTATGCCTGCTTTAGATATTAAAATGTTAACTGATGCTAGAAGAGCTTTTACAGCTTATTTAGCACAACGTTTAGATTTTTCTGATTATGTAGAAGGTTCAGTAACTTATCCTGTTGCTGTTGAAGGTGATGGAGCTCCCGGTATTAACCGACACTCCGATCCTGGCCATCCACATAATTTATCATTTCGTAAAGTTGAATTATGGGGCTCTGAAGGTCCTTATCAATTTACATCAAAATGGTCTAAACATATTGAAGAATTAATATCTATAAATGATGAAAATATACTTAAAGGTATTCCACTCAAACCTATTGCTCGTGATCTTAGTAAAGCTGATGAAACTTTGCCTATTGAAAAAGCTGAAGCTGGTAAGTTGCGCTTAATGTGCTCTTATCCAGTAGATTACGTTGCTGGTGGTAGAATGAAATATCTTAATGTGTTAAAACTGTTCATGAAAAACCCAATTGTTTCCGGTATTGCGTTAGGAGTAAATCCTAATTCTCCACACTGGGGACGTATCGTTGATGAATTATTCCATAAATCAAAGTATATAATCGCTACTGATCAGAAACATTTTGATGCATGTAATCGAGCTAGTCTCATTTGGCAATCAAATGAACTGCTTGAAGAATTATGTTTTCCGAATTCTAATCTTAGAGATCGTACTTTGCGTTATGGTTATATTGAACCGTTTATGCACTCTTGGCATATGGCTAGTGAACAAATTACCGTTACACAGGAAATAATTGATTTATTTACTGAAGAAGTTTTTCATGAACTGTATCCAAAAAAGAAAATTGGTGATAGAATTGTTGTAGGATGGTTATATCAATGGCTGATGAGTTTATCATCTGGCCATTGGTTTACTTTTTTATTTAATTCCATAATTCATCAAATTGAAATTCGTTATGCTAAAGCATTAATTTTACTGGATGGTAGAACATACGAACCAAGTTTGATAGATTGGGGTTGGATAAATGACAATTCTTGTGATATCGTTGCTGGAGATGATTATATTGGCTCTGTAAGTCAAGCTATGTTAGATTTAGGTATCAATCAAAAGACACTCATTGAAGCTTTTGCCAAAATGGGTCGTACTGTTACAAATGATGATAAATCTGATGAAGTTTTCTTATATCGTGATCTTACTGACGTTGGTTTTTTACAAAGAACTTTTCGTTGGGAAGCAAAACTCGGTCAATGGTTAGCTCCACTTAATAAAAGATCTATATTCGGAAGTCTTTACTGGACACATAGTAAAGGCCGTGAAGAAGATTTTCTGCAAGTCATTCGTGTTGCTTGTGGAGAATTGGCTAATTACGGCGAAGACTCCTGGTTAATAGATGTACCCCCAATTCACTTACTTGCATGGAACCTTTATGGTTATTATGTGCCTGAAAGAGATTGGCGATCTGCTATTGCGTTCATTTTATCGCATGATGCATATCACTTCTAAGATCTAAATAAAATATAAAAATATTCCCTCCCTCCCTCTCCCTATTCCTCGATTTTATTATAATGTCTTTTCTCAATAAATTTAAACATAATGAAATCAAATACTTTCATCCCGAAGCTTCTGGAGAAGATGCAGTTGCAACAACTGAATCTCTTCAGACGACTAATTTCGTTGATGATGGTGTCGAGAAAAAGATCGATCTCGTCACTAATGTAGATAAAGATCTAATTCCTCATCCTTTTGATACAATTGTAGACTTTTTGGCTAAACCCCAATTAGTTGTGGATGGTGCTTGGTTAACAACTGATACTCAAACTACTGAATTAACGGCTGCTCGTGTTGCGCCTTTAGTGCAATTAACAAGTTATCCTCTTTGGACTCGTAAAACAGATGGTTTTGGTTATGTTCGTGGTACTGCACATTATAAATTAATGATTAATGCTCAACCTTTTCAGGCTGGCAAATTAGTTTTACATTTTTTACCTAATGATTCTAATCGTCAAGCTTCTTTTGTTGCTATGCATAATTCACATTTAACTACAATATTACAACAACCTCATGTTATTTTAGATGCTGGAGAAAGTGCTGCTGAAATGGCAGTTCCTTTTATATCACCTATTGATGCTAGTATATTGAGTACTGTGTCCCCAGATTGGGGTACTTTTTATGTACATGTACTTAATCAACTTAGAGTAGGTGCTGGTGGTTTAACTAGTGTTACTTATAAGGTTTATATTTGGTTTACTGATATTGAATTATTAGCACCTATGTTACCGCAAGCTCCATTGAGTTCTAAAACATATAGTGCTCGTAGTATTAGTCGAGAAGAAGCTTCTAAAATAATAGCTACTCGTAGTATTTCTGGTGGTTTAGCCTTAGCGACTAATATTTTAGATAGTTTAACATCAGTTCCATTATTATCAAGTGTTACGAGTCCTGCTGCGTGGGCAACTGACATTTTGTCTGGAGTTGCTTCAGCTTTAGGCTATTCAAAACCTTTGACTGATGAACCCCCTGCCCCTGTAACTCGAATTATTGATAAGTATGGTGCTACTTCTGATGGTTTTAATAACTCTATTCCGTTAGGTTTAATACATAACAATGCTACTAATTTAACAACTGGTATATCTATTAGAAATCAGGATGAAATGAGTTTTGAATTTTTAAAACGCATTTCCGCTCCTATTTATTTCTTTTCATGGACTGATGCTGATTTGGGAAATGGTGCAGATAATCCTCGTAGAATATTAACTATGCCAAATACATTTAAAAATGGTTTTAATACTACTAAAAACTTACATACTGTTACATCTTATGTAGGTCCTCCTGTTTGGTATTTATCACATCTTTTTAAGTATTGGCGTGGTGGATTTAAACTAAAGTTTACCTTTGCTAAAACTATATTTCACACTGGTCGTTTAGAATTAACATATACTCCACATGTCACTGTGGTCAATCATACAACTATATTAAACTCTAACTATGCTTTTAGAGAAATTATTGATTTGAAAGCTGGTAATGAATTTACAATACATGTACCTTATTTAGTTCCATATGATTGGCTTGTACAAGGTCAATATTCTGGTGAGTTATCTATTGTTGTATTAAATGAATTAAGAAATCCTCCTACTTGTGATGCTACTATTGATTGTATTGTATATGTTAGTGGTGCTGATGATTTTGAATTTGCTGTTCCTAATGGATGTGGCGATTCTGCTCAATATACTACTAATGGTCGTGCTGTGGTCTTTAGTCCTGAATCTGGAAGTGTTGAAAATTCTGCTATTGGTAATACTCCTTTAATTTCTGCTACTACTAAGTTTGATGAAAGAACAGTTGGAGAAAGGTTTACTTCTCTCCGTCAATTATTATCACGTCATAATCAAATTTATTTAACTACTAATCCTTTTACACCTGTAAATGAAAACAATGCTGTTATATGGCCTTGGTTTGCTGGTGCTACTTCTCTTAACGCTGTTGGTGTTGTAGAGATGGGTTTAGCTGGTGGTGATGCTTATAGTTTTCTTTCTTCTATGTATGCATATTATAGAGGTTCTATGCATGTTCGTTTGAGCAATTGTCATGGCACCAGTTTACCGGTTGCCAATTCAGCTCCTTTTCTTGGATATGTTGATCCTTCTGTATTAGTTAAAGGTACTACTCTTCCTATTACTACTAGTGGTCCTACTTTAAGAGCTGAGGAAGGACAGTATGCTTCTGTAAATTATGCAACTAGCAATAAAGTAATGTTAGGTATGGGATCTACTTGGTCGGATAGTAATACTGGTGCTCCAACATTTCATGTACCATATTATAATAGATTTAAATGTTCATATACTGACATTCAATCTACCGCTGCTACTGGTGGTGTCCCCAATAATATCTTTTCCCCTGATTCTGCTTTAGTTGTTACTTGTTTGAGAAGTATGCAGTATACTGCCTTAACTCGTGCTATAGGTGAAGATTTTCAATTTTCTTATTTTGTTGGATGTCCACCTTTGTATGGTGAGTATGTCTAATTGTATCAAGTTTCCTCCAAACTATAAATGGTTAAAAGTTTCCTTCAAACTATAAATGATTATATCCCCGTCTGGCCCAGACGTTTAATTAGGGCACCTCGGCTCATTTCTCATTTGGCAAAGTGACTGTTCCGGCCACTAATTGGAGCTCTGTATATAATGTATATATTTGCTAGTTTCCTCCGAACTATAAACGGTTATAAAGTATCCTCCATACTATAAATGGTTAAAAGTTTCCTCCAAACTATAAATGGTTTTGACTTTTTTAAGGTACTGCAAGGTACTGGAATTTTTATGTCTTTTTAAAATCCCTGTGTAATGCTTTCTTGGGTGCTTGTTGTATATATACTTCAAGTTCCATACCAACTGGAAAGAACAGCATGGTCGTTTGAAAAACACGTAGTGAGTCAATGCACTCTTCTGGGCTCAGTTAGTGATAACTGGGTCCAGAATTTTTTATTGC